ATGCACAACGGATTTAATCATGATGATTTTGCTTCCGACTGTGATAGATATGTTGGTCACCAACTTGTATCTTATAATTCTTCCAACTTAGTTAAAGAAAGATTTGATGGATGGAATGCAGGTGAGTTTGATCTGACTTATACCATGCGCTCAGTTGGCGAATACATGCGTGAACAAAAAGATCGCAAAGAACTTTTACTTTATAATTATGGAATTGAAGGACTGGCTGAACTCAATTAATTTTAGCAAGGAAGATTTAAGTGAGAACATTAGCTCTTACCCTCCATATATCATTAATCGTTGTCTGTCTGGGCACCTTGATTGCGTCATGTTCGCAAATGAGATGAATAAGTATAACTTTCTTGATAAAGATATGCAATATTCTTTTTATCTAAATACTTTGAGGAAAAGAAAGAGATTCTCTCCCTGGCTCCGCAAGGATAAAGTCACGGACTTAGAATGTATCAAAAAATATTATGGATACAGTAATGAAAAAGCATCTCAAGCTCTGAAAATCCTGACAAAAGAACAGATCAACTTTATTAAACAACGACTTGACATTGGAGGCGCTAAATGAATAACACTGTAGAACCTACAGTAGAATGGTCGCAAGACCAAATGGTGGAGGTACTTCTAAACGAACCTGATGATTTCCTTAAGGTGCGTGAAACACTAACTCGTATTGGTGTTGCATCCCGTAAAGAGAAGAAACTATATCAGTCTTGTCACATCTTGCATAAGCAAGGCAGATACTTCATCGTTCACTTTAAGGAACTGTTCGCACTAGATGGGAAACGGGCTAATCTTACTGTTAATGATGTACAGCGTAGGAACCGTATTACTCGTCTGCTTGCTGACTGGGGACTCATTACGGTAGTCAACCCAGACTCTGTTACCGATATTGCTCCACTGAATCAGATTAAAGTTCTTGCATATAAGGATAAGAACGACTGGATTTTGGAGCAGAAATATAATATTGGTAAAAAAGGAAAACAGCAAGAAGAGAATTAACATTATCTCCCCCGAAGGACTTGACACCTTCGGGGGTTTTTTATATAATATAGAAGTAATTCAAACACATACACACATACCTCAGAAGTGATAACGAGGGTTGAGTTGCAAACCTAAAAAACCTACTTGTTTATAATCATGTCCATGAAACCCACTTGTTCCACTACAGAAGCGTTTAGACAGACTAAACCTACTGTCAGTCAGTACACTATGAATGCTATTGACATTCTCGATGAAGAATTCGGGGATGGGTATGCTAAAAAGAATCCAAACCTGGTCGCTGCTTTGGTCAACGCTCAAACTTTGGATTTTAACAACTGCTCGATGACCGCTGCTAATTATGAGATTGCAGAAAGTCTTCGTTCTCTTTCGATTGAATTTAACGAATTCCTGGCAACTAAATAAGTTTGCGATCTTTCGTGCGGTCGCTTCAAAAGTCGGAAACCCCCATAAGGAGGTGCGGTTACTACCGTATCTCCTTTTTTCGTACTATGCTATAAATATATCGGATGCCTTCGGGGTCCACACAATCTAATCTCGCTTTAAAAAGGAGTAGTACAATGACTAATCTCGCACGATTCACTGCGTCTGATCTTCCTGAGCTATTGGATAAGATCTCCAAAAATAGCATTGGGATGAATGAGTACCTAAATAGAGTGTTCGACTTACACGAAACAACGTCGAACTATCCCCCCTATAATTTGGTTCAAGTCAGTAATACGGAATCAAGACTTGAATTAGCACTCGCAGGTTTTAGAAAAGCAGAAGTAAATGTCTACACACAGGATGGAAAACTCTTCATCGAAGGACAGAAAGAAGACAAAGAAACAGGAACAAACTACATCCATAGAGGAATGGCTCAACGATCTTTCACCAGATCTTGGACCCTCAGTGATGAGACGGAAGTTAGATCAGTTGAATTTGAGGATGGGCTCTTAACAGTAGTCCTTGGAAGAATTGTTCCAGAATATCATAAGCGTAAGGACTGGTTCTAAATAGAACTGAATATCGTCGCCGCGAGGAGCGCCTGGCAAAATCCAGGTTGACTCCTCCTTTTTTTGTTGATAGAATAGAGGAAAATACAAATCTTATGACTAAAAGGCAATTTGTAAGTAGTAAAGGAGATACTTGGGAGTGGGAAGAAACTCCTGAATTATTGGCAGCATTGGAAGCAATGCGTCAAACAGAAAAGAGAAATGCAACCGAACGTCTTCATGCAGACATCCGTGAATTGGAACTGAAGGCACCTGACTATGGAGTTGGTAAATGACAATCAAACTCATGATCTTAAAGTCTGGGGAAGAACTTATCTCTGACATTAATGAGATGGCTGTTGGTGAAGAAGACGATCAGAAAGTAATTGGTTATTTTCTTCGTAGACCATGTTTGGTTAAGATGAAAAATCCTGGAGTCATTGATAAAAAGGACAGTAAAACAAAAGCAGGATTTGAAGTTTCTCTAATTCCTTGGATTGCACTTTCTGCAGATGAAGTTATTCCTATTCCTTCTGATTGGTTAGTGACTATGGTAAATCCAGTCGAACAATTAAAAACAATGTACATTGAGGATGTTTTAAGTTATGGACAAGACGATCAAGGCGATTCTGCTGACGAACAACCAGATCCTGGTGAGTCAGATTGATGAAGTTCCGGCAGCAGTTCCTGGAGAACCAGACTGCAAACTGACCAAACCTTTCGTCCTAACTAGTGATGGAATGTTAGAATCATGGATGATGACTGCCACACGGGATGAAGAATTTATGATCAGTTCTGACAAGATTCTGACTCTTGCAGAACCCACCCCAACACTAATCGAAAAATACGAGGACCTGACTAAGTAATGGCACTATCAAAGAATACTCTAGATCATTTACTTGAAGCAGAATCCCATATTCGCGCAGCAGTTAAATCTGCTGCAGTAAATGAAAAACCCCTGGTTGTCAAACAACTAGCAGACTTGCTTCATGGTTTGGAGCAGTGTAAAAAGTTTGATGAAATCATGGATATGATTGATAATCGTGACCCTGGCAGCAGCGGTATGTTTGGTTCTTTTTTTAATGACGACGAGGAATGAAGTTTTACACTAATGTTCAGTTAATTGGCAATCAGTTTTTGGTTCGTGGAGTTGATAATGGTAATAGATTTGAGTTTAGGGATGAGTTCTTTCCTACACTCTTTGTAAAATCAAAAAAAGATACCCAATACAGAACATTAAATGGAGAAGTAGTAGAGGAAATTCATCCTGGCACTGTTCGGGATTGTCGTGAGTTTTACAAAAAATATGATGAGGTTGATGGATTTGAGATCTATGGAAATGATCGATACATCTATCAATATATTTCTGAAAAGTATCCTGAAGATGAGATCAAGTTTGATATCAGTCAGATTAAACTGGTAACTCTTGATATTGAGACAACTGCAGAAAAAGGATTTCCTGATGTAGAGTCTGCATCGGAAGAGATCCTTGCGATTACGATTCAGGATTACACCACTAAGCAGATTATTACATGGGGTGTAAAACCTTTTGCAAACAAGCAGAAGAATGTCACCTATCATCATTGTCATACCGAACATGAACTTCTTAGTCACTTCATCAATTATTGGATGCAGGATGTTCCTGATGTGGTGACTGGTTGGAATATTCAACTGTTCGATATTCCGTATATCTGTAAGCGTCTTAACAGGGTGCTTGGAGAGAAGTTGATGAAGCGTTTCTCCAACTGGGGACTTGTGACTGAAGGAGAAGTTTATATTCAGGGTAGAAAGCAAATTACATTTGATGTAGGTGGACTGACTCAACTTGACTATCTTGATCTGTATAAAAAGTTCACCTATAAAGCACAAGAGTCATATCGTCTCGACTACATAGCAGAGGTGGAGTTAGGTCAAAAGAAACTTGATCACTCTGAGTTTGATACCTTTAAGGACTTTTATACCAAAGGGTGGCAGAAGTTTATTGAATACAACATTGTTGACGTAGAACTTGTTGACCGATTGGAAGACAAGATGAAACTTATTGAACTTGCATTGACTATGGCCTATGATGCCAAAGTCAACTATGCAGATGTGTTCTACCAAGTTCGTATGTGGGACAACATCATCTACAATTATCTGAAGAAGCGGGATATTGTTATCCCTCCTAAGATTAGGTCTGACAAAAACGAAAAGTACGCTGGTGCTTATGTCAAGGAACCGATTCCGGGAAAGTATGATTGGGTTGTCAGTTTCGACCTTAATAGTCTGTATCCTCATCTCATTATGCAATACAATATCTCGCCAGAGACACTCTTGGACGAGAGACATCCCACAGCTACGGTTGATAGAATCCTTGAGGAAGAAATAAACTTTGAGTTGTTTAAAGATAATGCGGTGTGTGCTAATGGCGCGATGTATCGCAAGGATGTTCGTGGATTCCTACCAGAACTCATGGACAAGATGTATAATGAGCGGGTAATTTTCAAGAAGCGAATGCTTCAGGCAAAGCAGCAATATGAAAAGACCCCAACCAAAGCATTGGAGAAAGAGATCGCCCGTTGCAACAATATCCAGATGGCAAAGAAGATCTCACTCAACTCTGCTTATGGTGCTATCGGTAATCAGTATTTTAGGTACTATAAACTGGCCAATGCGGAGGCGATTACGCTTTCTGGTCAAGTCTCTATCCGTTGGATTGAGAAGAAAATGAATGAATATCTAAATAAACTGTTGTCTACAACTGAAGAGGATTATGTTATCGCATCAGATACTGATTCGATATATCTTAACCTTGGACCTCTTGTTGATAAATTTCTTAGTCACAAGTCTGGTGATAAAACTGCGGTTGTGGAGTTACTTGATAAGATCTGCGAAGATAAGTTTGAACCGTTCATCGAGAAGTCTTACCAGAACTTGGCGGAATATGTTTCCGCATACGACCAAAAAATGCAAATGAAGCGTGAGAATATTGCTGATCGTGGTATCTGGACTGCGAAGAAGCGATACATTCTTAATGTATGGAATAGTGAGGGTGTTGCATATGCAGAACCTAAACTGAAAATGATGGGCATTGAGGCAGTCAAATCTTCTACTCCTGCTCCATGTAGGAAGATGATTAAGGATGCTCTGAAGTTGATGATGACTGGAACTGAAGAAGATGTAATCGACTTTATTGATAAAAGTCGTGAAGAGTTCAAACAACTTCCGCCGGAACAAATTGCGTTCCCCCGATCAGTTTCTGATGTTGTGAAGTATAAATCTTCTTCTGACATCTATGCTAAGGGAACGCCTATTCATTGTCGTGGCGCACTTTTATATAATCACTATATCAAAAAGAATAAACTTGAGAACAAATACTCTTTGATCCAGAACGGAGAGAAAATCAAGTTTTGTTATTTAAAAAAACCAAACATCATCCATGAAAACATCATCTCTTTTATTCAAGATTTTCCACGCGAGCTTAATCTTGACAAGTACATCGACTATGACTTACAATTTGAAAAGTCCTTTGTCGAACCACTGAAAGCAATCCTTGATGCTATTGGATGGAATGTCGAAAAAACTGTAAACTTAGAACTATTTTTCTCCTAATGGACCTCCCTATTAACGATAAAGAACTTGCTACCATCGTCAGTGCATTGCGACTTGGTGGTGATGCAGCACTTTATCAAAAACTGACTAGAATCAAAGAGATTCGTGACGCCAATCCTGGTGGTCCTTACAAAAAAATTGCCCGCGAAGAATTTGGATTTGTAATTTAATGGATTTTCTGAAAGAAATTGTAAAAGAGATCGGTGATGACTACACAAAACTAGCAGCAGACATCGATGAAACAGAACAATACGTGGACACAGGTTCGTACATTTTTAACGGACTTGTGTCAGGGAGTATATTTGGTGGTGTATCTGGGAATAAGATTACTGCCATTGCTGGCGAGTCTAGCACTGGAAAAACTTTCTTCAGTCTTGCTGTCGTCAA